TGCCTTCCAACTGCCAGTTATCGGCTGCTGTGGCAAGAGTATCCGTTTCCCATTCAAAGAATGTTCCAGAAGCGGAAGCCCTACCTGCCCCATTGAGAAATGGGGTATCAGTTGGTGAGATATTGTAGATAACATTGGAGAGGTCTTCACGGATGCCTACAGCACTATAAGTCGTGCGTGTTCCTGAAGGTACTGCCATGATTATATCCTCATGTTATATGTTTACAAAATCCTCCATCAAAATAGCAGCGTCATCGACTCTGCCAGTTTGCTGAAGACGTTTCATTTTTGCAGCACTTTTTTTACCGGAGTCATCGCTCCTTGTCGTACCCTTACCTGATCTTACAACTTTTGGTTTATTCTTTATCTTCTTTGATTTGACATCGGCTTTATCGATAGCATCGAATTTAGCCGCTTTCATCAAAACAAGGACAGAGCGGTGATCTACAAGAGAACTTAACTCTTCTTCAGAAAACCCCTGACTCAAAGCATACTGACGCACACTAGAAGCAAGTTCTTTCTGTTTTTCAGGCTCTCCCCATTCAGGTACAGCGGATACCAATTTCTGGTGTTCCTCATGTACCATCTGTGTATGGAGTTGTTTTGATTCCTCTGCCTGCTTTTGTTGAGCAGTTGCCTGCTCCACACGCATGGCTTGAATCTTCTCTTGAGCCTCTCTAAAGTCTTCTTTCTTTGTAACGTACTCAATTGGATCAGAAGATTTCAAAGCCTCCCAATCTGTTTGAGCAAATTTATCAAGACCACCCATAGAATTCTCTACAATCTGGTTTAGGTAATCGGTGTACTGCTGACGCTCTGCCTGAATTTGAGTCATTTCAGAGTTATATTTTTCTTGAAGTGACTCCAGTTCCCTTCGTTCGGTAGACAGGTCTTGCGTCTTTCGGGTGTAATCTGACTGGCGTGAATACCCCTTCAGAAGTTCGTCGAAGGTGACCTCCTGCTCTTCACCATTTACGGTGACGGCATATAATTCAGGTTCTTCTTCCTCTTCTTCGTCAGACTCTTCGGTTTCATCTTCTTCATCTTCTTCAGATTCTTCCTCAGATTCCTCTTCCAATGATTCGTCTTGAGTTTCCTCAGTAGACTCTTCCTCTTCCGTAGGTTTTGCTTCCTCTTCCTGTAGAATTTCCCCATCGGGGTTCATTAGGCTGAGTAATGCATCGTGTGCTTCGTTTATACTTCCTTGACTAGACTGCTGTGGCAGCGTTGCCGGATGCGGGGCTTCTTGCTTATCCGCCATAATTTATTCCTCTTTTAGATGAATGGGTGTTGCTTTTCAAGAACCTTATTCATATGTCCAGTTTCAACTATGGAGTTAATATGCCCATAAAGTCTATCAAGCAGTCTCATCGCAAGCCAGATTGATTCTCTGGCTTCCAACTCATTCGAACCGCTGTGTTCCCAGCGATTCATTAAATCTTTTCTAAGTACCTCAAATGTTTCTTGAAACAGTGGATTTTCTAATAAAGCCTTTGCTCTACCTTCCCTAAGTTCGTCTATCATGTGGCTCCTATTGCTACGGCCCTATTCTGCTCCCTTTCTAACTGAAGTTCTGCTGCTTTCAGTTTGGAGTCTATAGCAAGTTTCTCATATTCCTGCTGTATCTTAGCGGCCTTTATTTGAACTTCAGCAGCCTTAATCTCTAGTTCCTTCTGCTTAATCTGTGATTCCATCTGCTTCTCTTGTTGCTGCGGATCAGGCTGTGGAGGAATCTGTGATGGATCAGTCAGGAAATCGCTCACATTCTGGAAGCCCATTGCTTTCACAAGGGATGCTCCAAGATTGTACATATTCTGTTCGTTTACAATTCTTAAACCACCTGACATGGCTTGAGAAGCGAAATTGATCATCTGAGATATATGCATCATCTGCTGATCTTTATTACCCTGACCTAAAGCCACAGACACAGTACAATCATACTTATCATTCCATACATCAGGACGTACCGGAATCCATTCGTTGCGTAACTTAACCACTCTTTCTTTATCTTGGTTCTTATAAAGTAATTCATATATCCTTATCATTAAATCTTTTACACCAGTCTCTGCGAAGTTTCTGGCGATGAGTTCTACGCGACTCTGAGCGGCTGACATAACAGCGTTGACAGCGGTAGCTGTCGTATGCGATGTCAAAGCATTCTCATTCATTCCCTGAGACATTTTTGAAACACCCGCTCTCGATTCCCTTACCCCATCCAGATACTCAAGCATCTGGAATGAGTAAGGTTCCAATGGAGGGGTGGTGAGGGGCATGACGGCGTTTGGGGATTTTACGCGAACAATCCCGCCCGGTCTTTGCGTGAGCAGGTCGTCCAAATTCGCCTGCCCCTCTAATACTGCATAACGTCCGAAGTTCTGGTTATACATATTGTCCATGAGATTACGCATCAGCGTACTCTTCATCAACTGTAAATCCATAACCAAGTCTGCCATAGACAGACCAAAGAACTTGTGCGGAATTTTTACTGGAGTAATAGAAACAAACGGTATGTTATCTACTTCATCATTTTCAAGAATTGTGGAACCAACGGTACACACTTTCCTTAATTCTGTAATTCCGTCACCGTCGAAATCTGTTTTCAAAAATGACTCATGCAGCCAGTAAGTTCTAAGGCCATCTTCTGCGGAGCCACCAACAGGATTGCCCCAACCTTCCCAGTAATTGGCTGACTTATCAAATGCGTAACGCTCAAGGCGTTCAGACGAAAAGGATAGTTCATCCCCCTCACCAGAGCCTAAATCTTCATGTTCAAGGTCTTTGTCTGGATACATTATCCTCAGTTCTGATAGCGTCTTCAGAACCCTGTGACAAACAAACCTTGCGTCCTGTATGTTCTTAGCTTCCCTTGAGATGAGGAATTCTGTAGGGGGAACATTTTCAATTTTTATCTTTCCATTATAAGAACTACGTTTAATAACGACATCATGTAACATTTGACCGACTATTGTTTCCTGCTCTTCCATCATGCCGGGCATTTGAACTACACTTTCAGATTCGTACTCAGTGTCCTCATATTCTGTATGCTCTATAACTTCTACAGATTTATCATTAACGAGCGCTGTAAATGCAATCTCGTCAAGACCATGATACTCTTCCCGCTGCTCTTCTTCGTACTCATCCCACCAGACCTTTACGATCCCATTCTTCGACAACAGGGCATCGGTGAACCAAGAGTACATAATTTCCCAACCGGGATTATCCTTTGTGAAAACGTAGTTCACATAGTCTGTGGCCTGTTCTGCCATCTTAACGTCTTCTGGGCCATGAGGAGAGAATTTAACCATTTCATCACCGGATGCAAATACGCGCATAAGAGATGGCTTAATCCATTCTACCGTATCCTGTACTGTAGAATCTACGAATTGTGAACGTCCTTCCACTTCATTACCGAATGGCAGACCATAGTAATACTCCATAGCCTGCTCTCTCTGCTGAGAGATTGTATCACCCATGTAACCAAGGGAGTCAGTAATCTCTCCCCTAATTCTGGTTACTAGTTCGTCGTCAGTAAGTTTTTCAGCCATTAAACAATTCCGTAGTTCTTGTATTCAACGTCTTGAGTCCATTCCGGGTCTTCTCCGGCAATAGCAAAGCGTTGGGATTGAAATGCATATCTTGTTGCAGACATCAGGTCATCCCGAAGAGGAACCACCTTATTATCCTTCCTGTGGTACATTCTAAACTCTTCAAACCAATCCGAGAGATTAGAAAACACCTTAAATTTACCAGCCTCTACTGACTGAAGCATAGCCATTAACCCCTCCTCTACACTATTTGAGCCTTTTACAGCGCCCAAGGCGGGTGGATTAGTGAAATGCTCCAATATAAAGTTACAACCCATATTCCTATACTGGTCAGCCAAGCCGGGATTTCCCATGCTATCCCTGCGATTTCCGTCATGCGGGTAGGCTATAGGAATGAAATGAGGTCTTGACCTGATAATCTCGGCGTGAACAGATGGTGAAGCCTTAGAGGCTCTATAGCAATCGTATACATAAAATGTCTCACTTTCTCTGTCAAATGCACACCAAACCACCGCTGTTGGGTGATCCCATCCAAAATCTATTGCTGCTATTCTGGGCCAATGATCCTCAATAGGCATTGGCTCTATCATTAACTTTTCTTCACTTAATGGGAAGACCAATCCTGAACCAATAGAAGGTCTTCCGTATCTTCTCATCTCCCTCTCATGTGGGGAATATGAGGATAGAATCTGCTGCATGACAGACTCTGACAAATGACCTCTAGATCCATTCATGGACATGATCTTCTCTGAAGCATCATCCCATGTGGCGTTGGTCAGGGATTGGCCGGACTGTAGGCGGTTCATAAATGAAGCCACTGTCTCAGTCATTCCCGCTTCAGGGGTGAAGGTCATATAAACCATCCCCCTCCTGTCCAGCGTCCGTGTTACAGCCTGTGAATAGAGTTCTCTACTTGGTTCTTCATCTAACCATATACAGTCTACACTACGACCCTGCCACTTGTCAACCCCCATTTCATAGGCTTTGAAGAATAAAGAGGAGTTCCCCCCAGAGACATGGCGAATAAGTGCCACACTCTTGGCGTTAGGTACGCCGGGCTTGCGTTCTGTCTTTAGGATGCAGCTTCTTGGTATAGCGCCAGAACCGAAAGCCTCTGGATCATCCGGGGAACCCAATAGTTCAAACTGTACGATATCTCTGGTGGTTTCGTTGGCGATCCCGCCGGCCCATGCTACGATCGGCTGGGTGAATCTACGGCCATTCCACCACTTCGGGTACAAACCGGTACAATGATAGGCCATCTCCGCTGCACCACAGTAGGACTTGCCTATGCGGTTAGCGGCCATCAGGAGGCGCTGATTGGCCTCTGAGCCTGTTTCGTGAAAATTCTGTTGGTAGGGGTAAGGGTCGTAGAAGTCTAGCTTGTTGAAGCGCTCTCTAGTTCTTATTTCCCTAGCGATTTCTACCGCTTTTTCCAGTTCTTCCCTTGGGGGTATGGATCGCTTGGCACTCTGCGCCCTTTCTAGTTGCATGGAATTAGTTCAATACTTCCGGTATCTTGGATACGTCGGAAGTTCCCATAAGGGCTTCCAGTTCCCTCTGTAGTTCATCTGTAGATGACTGTTCCACATGAGATATTTCCTGACGAATCTTCTCTGTGGGTTTGAGTCCAGCCCTGTCCAGTACGTCTTTGACAGCGCCCAGACGGACGGACTCCGATTCTGCGTTATTCACCAGTTCGTTCAATTGTGCCAACGCGCCGGGAACACAGTCCTGAAGCATCTTCTTCTGGCGCTCCTCTATCTCTCTGGAGAACTGGTTCTTCAGTTCATAGCCGCGCTGCTTCGCATGGGTGTAACCAGCGGTGTCAGCGGATTTCGCGGCATTACCGGTGAGGCAATACTGCTCTATGAATGTTTCTTGTTTAGACGTTCTCATCTTGTGCTAATAGTCCTGCTGTTGCTCCCCTCTTTGATGCCCATATTGGAACAGGCGCATATCTTCCTAACCTTCTCTTCCTTAAAAATTCCTCTGTTGGGGGAACGTCAAATTTCTGCTCTCTAACCTTCTCTGCCATCTGCC